ACCGGTACGTAATGGATCGTATGCTACCCATAATGTTCCTGCTGCTATACCGTTACCACCACCAGCTGGATCAATTCCATATAATGCATCTTCTGCTCTTTCATAAAATTCTGCCGCCTGAAGTGCAAATACGCCCGAGCTTGAGCTATATTTTTTAATTACTACATCGGCACCATTACCAACTGCTCCATATTTTAAAAAGACACTACCACTTGGTCTAGGAACACTATCAGTATCTCTCCAACTTGGAACTGCTGCAAAGTTTCCATAAGTTATTTTTGGGTTTGCGTATGTAGCTGCTACGATACCTAATGTTGTTAACGGTGTTTGGGCTACATTAGCAATGGCAATTTTTCCATCTGCTGTAGACCCATCACTTGCTGCGGTGCTATCGGCATAAATCTCTAATTTATTATCAACTACTGCGGCTGTTACACCAGTAATCGCTGCTGCATTGATAGTTGCTGCTACTTGAGCAACGGTTCTTGCTGCTCCAGTATTTCCAATGGTTACTGTTGTAGTATTAATCGAGATTGCCGCTGCGGGTGTGCTAGCAGAAATTGTTGGATTACTTACTGTGCCCTTAATTGTAGGCCATGACGTTTCCCATGCACTAGTACCCAATCTTACCCAAGTATTACTACGATTTTTATAAAAAATTAAAGCATTACTTCCTGTGTTAAACCCAATTGCATATTGTCCAATCTTGCCAATGTTTGATTTAGGAACATAAATGCCTCCCGACAATGTTGCATTGTCTGTTGAGGTTACTAATAAAGGACTTTGTATTGTAAATACTCCGTTAATAGCATCCCATTCATTAATACCCCAAGTAGATTCTGTCAAATCCATCCAGTAAGTATTGTTTGCAACTGCACCAGTCGGTCTTACACTAGTACCTTCTAATTCATTTAAATCAATGTCAGCTCTGATAGCATAAATTCTATTAACATTTCCTAATGCACTATAAGCTGCCATTAGTCCATATTCGTTTCTTTCGTCACCGTGTAACGGAGTTCCAGCTGAGCTTTGTTTAAACGATGGATAACCTAAAGCATTAATGAGCTCTCGTTGGCTTGTATATGCTAACAATTTTCCAGCACGTGATGCAGCGGTATCTGCTGCTAACGAACCAGCTGGGTTGGTTTTATTTTGTTCTGTTGCCAATACAATTAGTGGAACAGTTCCAACTGCTCCTGGTACGTATTGACTTTCATCTGTAACTGATAATTCTAATCCTGGAGATATTAGTGCCATGTTTTCATCCTTTAAGAAACATTTTCTAGTATTTATAAAAGGGTTTTAATTTTGGGTGGTTATAGATGCCTTTCGAAAGGTTTTGACTTAAATACAGCTATGAATAGACCTTTATGTAATATTTGTCGTGGTAATTTAGTTGCTATTAATTACTATTCGGGAGATAAAATTAGATATAGAAAACTTTGCGCTAGTTGCCTTAGAAAAGGCAAAAAAAGCAGAGAAATTCCGGCTTGGGTTAAAGCTGGATATAAGAAAAAACTTAACTGCGAAAAATGTAACTATAAAGCTAAATTAGCTAGCCAAATTTTTGTTTTTTACATTGATGGTAATTTAAAAAACAATGATTGGACCAACCTAAGATCAGTATGTGCAAATTGTAGAATTGAACTACATTCTTCTAAAACTACGTGGCGGGAAAGTACGCTAGTGACAGATTATTGATTTGTTCGTATAATTGTTCTATCGTACCATCGTTGTTAATCTCATAATTAAATGTTTGTCCAATCCATGCCCACTCACTGTGATGCACTCGAGGATATCGCTGCGGCATAAGCTGCCCGGCATCCTCTAATAGCCATTGCCTATCCTCGTGTGTTGTGTTTTCTGTTAAGGCACAGTTATACCATTCGGGTAATTCCCCACGTTTTATCCATATACAGATACCACCGTGTTTACGTATAGCTGCGATTTCGTTAGGAAATCGCACATCGCTAATAACAATATCTTCGGTAGTTTTGCGTAACCTGTTTTCTAAGCTAGCTATCCAGATATCATCATGGAAGCCTTGACGGCATACTTCAGTGCCCCAAAGCTGTAGCATATACCTTGGAGTCAATTTGGGCATATCTAATCTCTTTGACCACCATGGATCTACTTGTTCTCGCCATTCTCTAGCTTCGGGTGTCAGACCTTCTAACAGTTCTCTATCCCAACCAAATACTTGTGCTACTGCGTCTTTAAGAGTTCCAGCAAAACTATCTCTAACAAACCCATGTTTAGCTACTAGATAGTTAGCAACTGTATCTTTTCCGGACCCAATGAAACCTGTAATTCCTATGATCATAAAAAATGCTCCTTACGGAGCATTATTATATAAGTTTTTTATTAAAATTTAAACACCGTATTTGTTCTTTTTCTTAGATGCCACCGGACTTGCACGATTAATCGTAGGTCCTTCTTGACTACGATTATCACCGTGATTCATATCAGTATATTCGGCATTCACAGCTTTGTATGCCTTTTCAAACATATCATGTTCTATATCGGTATATGGATGTGCAGTTTTCCATTTTCCAATCCAGCTTTCTGAATCAATGTTAGGATCTTTTTTGCCGTCAGTTGATGCCAGTGCCATGCCTAATCTAAACTGAGTGTAATCTGAATTCCAATGGTCACCGTCGGTGAACTTATGTAATCCTCTTGTAGCGTTATGCACTCTATTCGGAATTTTGCCTTTAGTAGCTTCGTTAATTATTTCTATAATTTTCATTATCCAACTATCCATGTCAGAGGATACGAACCATCAACAAAATCTTTTAGTTGTTGTTCTAGAGCATCCATTTCTGCTTGTGCTTCGCCTTTAAGGCTAGCGCCATTTAATTGAGTACCACCTTGTGGGCCAGCAATGCTGGCGAATTTTTCTCGAGCTTCGCCTAATATTCTTTTAGCAAAACTATATGAATATTCCTGTATCCATGGAAATGCTTGAATATCGTTTAGTAACATGCTGTCAGGTTTAAAGTTGTAAATATGCAATAGTACATCTTCCATTTGATTTTGATCTTGATTTGCTCCGGCGTAAGGAATTTTGCGAATTAGTGTTAATTTTTTTGTAGTTTTATTGAAGTAAAAATTCATATAACCACCAAACATTTTCATTGACATTTTTTGATAATCAACAAAAAGTTCATAATTTAATAACCCTCCTACTCGTCCTGCTACTAACATATAGGTATTCAGGTATCCAGAACTAAATGGTTCAAATTGGCTAGCCGTGGTACCAGTAACTGATCCAATACCGCGGCGGTAAGCAGCTCTTACTTCCATGACTTCGTTGGGTAAAATGTACTCTTGTGTTTCGGGCTGCAATTTTAAAAATGCATAGGATTCTTCTTGGCTGTTCGATGCTCGTTGTCTGTACTTAATTAATGCTTGTTTAATTGCTAAGTCATAATGTTCTTTCTCCAGCTCGACATCAACTAATCCATCACCTAACCGTAATCTAATATAATCAATAATGTCATTTCTCTGAGAATTAACGGTTTCTAATTCTGGAGCAGAAATATTACCTAAATTTTCAGTTGCGTCAAATTGAATATGCCCTGTGCCAGTACCTGTACTAGGATTGTACAGGCTGTCTGTGATGAGTACGCCATTAGCGTAAAAATTAGTAGTGTCTGCTATAGCCATTTAGGTGTCCTGATAGTGTATTTACCAGGACACACTAGACTTAGTTGATTCGGAGTAGGATCATATCTGAATTAATACGTCCGTTACCGATTGTTTCTGTAGCTTTAATTTCATCGAGAAACTTGCGAAGTTGCACTTTAGATGCTTTTGCAAATTCTTTAAGTTTTTCTTCGGGTTTACGTAGTGTTTTGCCCACAGATGTTGTGGTGTTAAATCCTGTTAAACTTGTGCCTTTAATACCAAGCGGGCCTAGTACGCTATCAGCAACATATTTGTAGAGTTTACGAGTTTTGGTATTATACGTCCAAAGCTCTTGTGCTCCAATAATATCTACAGGATTAATAGATACCAACTTTAGTGTCTTTTCTTCTTTCATATATTTGATCTTACTAACAAGTTTTTCTTTGTTAGGCGCACGTTTTACCCGAGCTTTCTTTGTTGCTTTTTTCACCCCTCGGTACTGTTCCAGAGCATCTAGTATGGCATCCAGAAATTCATAGTGTCGTTTGAAATCAGCAGACTTATAGTGTTTATATGCTTCTACAAAATCCTCAAACATTTTACCCTGTGCTGCGCCCAATTCTGCTTTACGAGCAGAAAATAATTCTTCAAACTTTTTAATTTGACTCTGTGGCACTGCGTTAGCAACAAGATAGTCGTATGCTCTAGGATCCACAGTTCCACCTGCTACTACTTCATCGTATAAGCCTTCGAAGTGTGCAAGATGCTCGCTTGTTTTTTCGTTAAGTCGATCTTGAATTGTTTTAACCGCAGCAGGTGCTACTATCTTTTGCTCTACTACCGGTTCGTCCTCTATATCGCTGTTTAGGGCGATATAAATTTGTTCTTTAATATAATTAAGTTCTTTATCACGCAACGGCATGCCCTGGGTATGTGCCTTAATAAGACTACATACCTGCATAGAAACGGATCGATCGCTGGTGCGTATAAATCTACTAACTTCTGCTTTACTGTATTTGTCCTTCATCCAGTTTATAACATATTTCTTCAAATCCTTTTGGGTATAAAAGTAATTGTAATAAAAGAATGATTTACGCAGGAAATGATCAAATTCGTCTTGTGACATCTTAGCTGCCCGTTCCGTATCCCAAACGGGTTCGCCGCCCGTGTACTTCTCATCCGAGAATAAAGGGTCACGTGTTTTTTTAGGTGCTTTTTTGGGTGCTTTTACTGATTGAGCTGTGGCCATATGGGTACTCCTAAAAAGTTGCTAATTTATTAAGACATTTGTAACTCATTAATTATAGCAAATTTGATATATACTGTCAACTAAATACTAGATATTAAGGATTTAGCAAGTGCCAAGATTATCACTTTGGAAAGAAGGACAACATACTAACGATTACCGTTTTCTAGACCGCAGAATGAGCGAAATGTTCACTCTAGGAGGAACGGGCATCTTAGTTCACAAATATCTTGGCACCACTGAGCAAAATACCGTTAAGATTACATCAGCTGCTCAAGCAACTATAAGCACAACAATAAATTTTAGCTCAACAAATGATATTGACTTAGGAATGTATGTTGTAGCTAATGCTATAACTAACGGTACCACGGTAGTATCTAAAACTGCAAATACTGTTACATTAAGTGCAAATACTATAAGTGCATTATCAGCTAATACTACAGTTAAGTTCTATACTAATGCATCAAGTCCTAGCTACATGAATCAAAGTGCTCTGAATATACAAGATTTGTTTTTTCTTGAAAATCGAGATAGAAAATACGATACTGATGTTTATAAATTACGAGGAATTTATCAAGTACAAGATGTTACATTTGATTTAAGTCAATTCGGAATGTTTTTACAAACTGGTACATTGTTTATAGTTTTTCATATTAATGATATGATAGATACTATAGGTCGTAAATTAATGAACGGCGATGTAATTGAATTAATGCACTTAAAAGATTATAATCCATTGGACGATAGTTTACCTGTAGCATTAAAAAGATATTATGTAATAAGTGATTGTAATAATGCTGCCGAAGGGTACAGTCCAACTTGGTGGCCACATTTATGGCGTTGTAAAATTAATCCACTAACAGACAGTCAAGAATATAAAGATATCTTAAAAAATATTTCTGCTGGAGACGGAACCGAACAATCATTAAATGATTTAAATACTGTTTTATCAAAATACTTAGAAATTAATGATGCAATAATAAAAGAGGCAGAATATAATACACCGTACTCCGGATATGATACTAGTTATCTATATGTAAAGCCATTTAAAGAAGATGGAACCCCCGGGGATGGTACTGGCATTCAAGCAGATAATGGAAACTTAACAGCAGATACTGATCAAGTAACCACGGATGCAGGTATCTTATCTCCTGATTATACTATACCTGGATATCTTGTTGGCGATGGACAAACACCAAATGGGTTACCAGTTACGTCTGGAATCGCATTTCCGAATAATCCTTCAAAAGGTGATTATGCCCTGAGGACGGATTATTTACCTAATAGGTTGTTCAGATGGAACGGTGCTCGATGGGTAAAAATAGAAGATGCCGTACGAGTAAGCTTGACTCCTGGAGAAAATAACACTACAGCAAGAAATTCATTCGTTAACAATGTTGAAACATTTACAAACAATACAGGTAATGTTACCGTAAGACAAAGCCTAAGTCAGGCTTTAAGACCCAAGGCAGATAATTAATGCAACAATTTTTCTATGACGGTCAACTCAGACGATATCTAGCTCAATTTATTAGGGCTGTTAGTAATTTTGAAGTTGAATTTGGTAAAGACAGAACCGGCATACGTGCCTTACAAAGAGTGCCTGTGTATTATGGCGACCCTAGTAGACAAGCAGCAACTATATTAAAGGGAAATAGTGAAAACGCCTTAAATTCTGTACCGGCTATGTCTGCGTATATAACCGGATTCACTTATGATCAATCTAGACTTCAAGATCCAAGTTTTATAAGTAAAATTAATATAAGAAAACGTAATTACGATCCCGATACGGGATTATATGGGAGTCAACAAGGTGACAGTTATACCATAGAAAGATTGATGCCAGTTCCTTACAAACTAACTGTAAAGTTAGATATATGGACTAGTAATACCGAACAGAAAATGCAGGTGATTGAACAGATTGCTACATTATTCAATCCGGCTCTAGAACTACAAAGTACCGATAATTATATCGACTGGACTAGTTTGACTTACGTTCAATTAACAGAAACTCTATGGACCTCGCGTGTCATTCCAGCTGGTGCTGATGAAAGTATAGATGTAGCAACAATGACTTTTGAAATTCCAATCTGGATCACTAGTCCTGCTAAGGTAAAGCAATTAGGAGTAATACAACGTATTGTTAAAAATATATACAATGAACAAGGCGAATTTGACGAATCATCAATCTTTTCAAACTACGAAGGACGAAGAGTATTTTCACCCGTTGATTACGGAATATTTTATGTAGGTAACCAACTTCATTTAGTTAAACCTCATGAGGTAGTCATTGATGGTGATTTAATAAAATTACATCCTCCCGAGACATGGAAATCAGTACTTGAGATTTATGGTACTTTACAAACAGGACATACACAGATAAGATTAGAATTGCCTACGGGTAATGAACTAATTGGCTACGTGACTTACCACCCGACTGATCCTAAAATTTTATTATTTGAACCTGATTTAGATACTCTACCAACAAATACATTAGAAGCCGTTGATGCAATAATAAACCCTATAAATGTTAAAGTTGATGCGGCATTGTTGACTCCCACAACCGGTACAAGATACTTAATAACCGATGACATAGGGGATGAATCTAATTTACACGGAAGTACGGTATGGGGCACATTAGTAGCAAAAATCAATGATATAATTGAGTACGACGGAACAAGATGGATAGTTGCTTTTTCAAGTGCCACTAACACTGGACCCGAATATATTTTAAATACAAATACTAATGTACAATATAGATTTGATGGTACCGACTGGGTGAAAAGTGTCGAAGGTTTATATAGAGGCGGCGAATGGTCGATTGTAATATAGGATGCGGAGCTTTAATTTATTGTTTATTAACAAAAAGATATCTTTTTTTATTACGTAATCAAAAAAAGCATGCTGGGTCATGGGGGTTAGTAGGCGGCGGTGTTATACCAGGCGAATCTCCAATTGAAGCATTACACAGAGAAATTATCGAAGAAATTGGTCCAATTGAGATAGGTAAAATTATACCATTGGAAAAATTTACTGCTGAAAATCAAAATTTTGAATATCATACTTACTTAGTAACTACACCAACTGAATTCATTCCGCAATTAAATGACGAACATAGAGGGTATGCTTGGACTAGATTAGATGATCATCCAAAACCTTTACACCCTGGTGTTTGGAGAACGTTTAGTTTTAAAAGTGTAGTTGATAAAATTAAAACTGTTGAAACTGTTATAAATCAGCCAATGGAATAAAATCATTAAATGAAATTACTCTAAGATTAAGATATTTTAATTTTTCAGGTATATATCCTCTACCTGTGCTTTTTACTAATATCCAATCAACTAATGGGTAAGTTTTAATTACTTCTATTAAACACTCAGTCCAAAATAAATCATTTTGTCCTTGCTTATAATCTAAATAACCATTGGTTCCTGCATATACATTATTGTTAACTGCAGGATCGTCGTTACCATCAAACCCTAATAAGAATATTCTAGAATGACCATCAAATGCAGCTAAGTACGCTGCAATTGCTCCGGCATTAAAATTTGGATTTTGAGGTATCAATCGAAATTTTTCTGAATATTTAAGTGCTATACTTGTAGGTGCTAACACTATATTATTCTGGCAGTACTCTAACGGAATTTCTTCTGCAATTGTTGATCCGGTTACAATTAAAAATGTCGGGGTGAAATCTCTATATAAAGCATTACACCCATATGTTTGCAATATTTTTATTCCTAGTCTTGTTCCTAAGTGATTTTTAATTATATTTAAATCAAAAGATGTTCGATCAATGCCGTTGCCAATAACTATTGCTTGTTGGTCAGTTCTATTATTATTTAAATCTTTATCAATATATTCTTTTTGATACTTCCAAGACAGCGATTCCGACTCGGCTTTAATAATAATATTCTCACCAGTATACGAATTTCTAAATAGTTGTTGCAATTTTTTCATCGGGGGTATTCTAACTTTATTTGATATTATTTATTGAAGGGACTCTTTAATTTTTTCTAAATAAAATTCGTAATTTGTTTGCAACCTAATATCTGCAGGATTTAATTCGCAGGCAATTTTTCCATGTTTTTCTGCTTCTTTAAAATATTCAAGATAGTATGCAGATAACGCTGCTAAATCATGAGGCTCTGCCCCCCAACAATTACCATCATACATATAGGTCCTAGTTTGTTCTATTATAGATAGACATTTTGTACTTGCATAATAACAACAATGCCAATCTTTATTTGCATGTGCAGCTCTAGCTAATTCTAACCATGGTTCCCTGGCAGCACCGAACTCCATAACCGCTGATAATGCTGCTTTTTGACTTTCCTGAGTTTTTCCTAAAAATCTATAAGATCTAGAAATAAATCTTAGACTAGCACAGCGTTCTTCATCCCACCAAGCATTCGGCAAAGCAAGATGTCTTTTTAATTCTGTAATTGCTTCTTCGTATTGAGCATAAAACATCAGCTCTCTGCCATAATAGTGACACATTCTATCATTATCAGGATCTTCCTCTGTTGCTAATTTTAATAAAGGTAGATACTGTGATCGACTTTTCGTTGGATCTGCTCTATGATGTAAGATCACATCAGATAAAACTGCTCTTATTGCGTTACCTTCACCTTCATAGTAAAGTGTTTCATGACAAGGATGTCGCCAACGAAAATTTTGTCTATGATGTATTTTATCAGCGAAAAATCTAGTGTCAGGATCTCCGTTTTCTTTCCAATTCCAAATATAATCATAGCTGATTCTTTTTAAAGTACCATTGGATTCTTGCCACGCACGATCAATTGCAGCGGCCCATCCTGGCTGTAAAAATTCATCTAAGTCGATGCTTAAACAAATATCTATATCTGGAGGAATTAAATTTAATGCTGTATTTCTTGGGACATCAAACCGCCATGGTTTTTGAACTATATCATATACTACTGCACCACGTTCGCGCAATCGTTCAGGTGTGCCATCAGTGCTGCCAGTGTCGCATACTAATACTAAGTCTGCTTCTACACAGTGGTCCATGAATCGATCGACAAATTTTACTTCATTTAATGCTATAGCATATACACAAGTTTTAACTTTGTTCATATATCTTTCCGCCAATATTTTTTGCTTGATAAATTCGTTCAGTAGGTCTTGGACAATTTTCGCAATAACTTAATCCTTGCCGCCCTCCAGGTTTTCTCAATTGCTTTACCATGCGTTGGAATTGAGGATTGAACCATAGATCGTGTAGTGTAGTATCTTCAGTCACTGATCCTAAACCATAATTATTACCAAGATCGTCACAGCAAAATTCCATTTCTCCGCGATGGTTAATGATAAATCTATCCTGAGGTTCTTGGCAGGGTAAATTGCTAACTGATTTAATAATATCGTCCATATCTTCAGCAGGTCCATAGTGTGTCAATCCTAATATACCTGGTGTAAATCTTACATCGGTAAATTTAAACCAACTACGAATTTGTTCTTCGCGTTTTAATTTAGCCGGACCTGTTGCATACACACTAAAAGTTATCCAGCTAACCATACCGTCAATTTGTTGAGCTAATTCTTCAGTTAACAAATCCCCATTGCTATGAAAAAATATATGTTTAAAAGGATAATTTCTTGCCAATCTAATGATATCAACGAATCTTGGATCTGTTAATGGTTCATTGTAGTGACTAAGTCCTAAATCTTTTTTAAATCCCATATGTTTGGCCTGATCAAAAATTAATTTAATTTTTTCCATTGGCAGCAATGTTGAGCTAAACCAGCCGGACATTTTTTCTCTGTCAGGATTACTGTTTCTTATACAAGCGTGGCAAGTTCTATTACAGTCACTACTGGTTTCTATTTCCAATGTGTCAGGAAACGGAATTGGAGTTTTTTTATCATAAAATTCTACATTTTGTTTTAGTCTATAATCTCCGGGCAGTAATTTAAGTGCTTCTTCTCCATAATCCAATGCTGTGTCATATATTCCTAAATTATAAGCAGCCAATGCTGCATAATCATAAATGTGCCAATCCCATGCCGCAGGGTCATAGGTAAATCCATCTCTTCGTACAGTACATTCTATACACTTTTTTGCATAGATATAACATCTGTCCCAATCTTTGTTGTTATAACAATACTGAGCAAAACTAAAAAGAGTTTCTCGTTCAGGACTATGTTTGAGTGCTATCTCAAACCAACGTTCAGCTTCAGCACCATTATTTTTATAGCTATAGTTTAAAGCAATATTTTTTGCTATATAACTTTGAACTACTGTGCCTTCGTTACAGGTTTCGTAACTTTTAATTCTTTGTTCAATGGCACGATCAAGGTCGGTGGCTTGATATTCGTTTGCTAAAAAATAATGTGTTCTCCAATTATTATCACCTTCTTTAATCTTTTTTTCTAATAGATGTAAGTAACCTGATCTATTTTTTGTAACATCTTGATGTTCATCTAAATAAAATTCTGGTAACCAAATAGCGTGTTCGT